AGATGTTTGAAAATACATAGTCATCTACAGCAACAGTAGCGCCAGCAGCCCAAGCAACTGGATTTGCTCCACCTGCTACGGGTGACATTGGCGTTTGTGATACTTGGATTTTTCTTAGGCAACCAGTATCCCTGACTGTTTGCTTACGGGCTTCATTGATGTAGTCCGTTAGTTCAGAGTCAGAATAAAAGTTTCCGTTGGCATCATGCAGCAGCCTACGAACTTCCGTGATGTAACCGGATAAAGTTGCCATTTAATTGCCATAATTAAGCGGCTTTTTCGACTTTTCTCCCCACCCCCCGTAAAGGGATAGGCGGGGGTACTTGGTCAATCGCCGGGGATAAGGAGCGATCCTGTACTGGCATAGATTCGGTAATGCTAAATTTTGCAAGAATTTCCAACCCGCTAGGAATGTCATTCTTTGTTTTAGCAAAACCAAGTCTAGCCAAAAAAGGTTCCTTGTTTTCAGAACCATAACCAAATATGTGACGGGCAATTTCTATAGGTATTTCAACAGATTCGTTCACAGGGAACGTATATGATTTATACGCATATTCATCGACAAGTGTTTTTTCCCACTTGTTAGTCACATATACAGTCGTCATAGAGTTACCACATCTCCGTAAACCACAATGTCGCAAGTTCCACCGGATACTGCGGCAGGTACGTTGACGTACAACGAACCAGCCGAATAAACGGTAGTAGCAGCGCCAGCAGCAAGAGTTAAATCTTGATACGTAGAGGTGCTAGTTACGTTGCTAAGCGTTGTAAGAGATGCAACCGCATTTGAAACATTACCATCGTTAGAAGTAGTAACAGTCACATTTGCGGCTGCAATCGACTTGCTTGCATTAGCTACAGTAATCCTGCGAACAATGTATGAACTTGCGCCCACGATAGGGATTTGGACAACAGCATTGGCTACTGAACCTACACTAAGGGTTACAGCACGACCAAGGCCAAAGCTACCAAAGCTATTTGGGTACAACGAACCTACATGGTTAGCATTCATGTTGGCTCCTTATGCGTAAGTCTCACTAACCGCTTGACCCTGATTCACTTGGAACAGAGTAATGGTCGGTGTACCAGCAAGAACATTAGCGCGAATGTTTACGCCATCAGCAATAAAGTAGCCACCAGTATTATTGGCAACCACAACTGCATACGAAGCATTACTGATATTGCCAGTAGTGTTTGTATTCAGTTCAATAGTGACGTTAGCAGTTGGAGCAATGTAGTAATCGCCAGCAGGAATAGTTGCTGTTGCATTACCCAAGGCATAAGCCTGAAGAAATGCACCAGCAGCGTTAGTTGCTGAACCAGCTACGAGAATTTTACTAGACATGACTATTTCTCCTTACAATGTGAGCGAGTTATAGCCTGTCACCTTGGTCATGGATTTGGGCTTTGTGTTGACCAGTTCAGCGATCATCAGCACAGCACCAACATAACCAATCTGCCAGTTAGGAAGTGTCGATTCAAAACCTGTAAAGACAAACGAACCCTGCTCATGGATATAGAGCGACAGGTAGTTGCTGTTCAGGAAGTAAACCGTTCCTTCAGGGCAGTACGGATCAGGATAAATAGGAACGCCAGCAACCATCAAAGCGCGGAAGCCAGACTGAGGGCCATTTGCATCGCCATCAAAACCGGAACCCGGTGTTAAGACGTATTGCTCTTGACCGACATAATCTTGTGCCAGCAACGTCCATGTACCAAAACCGCATACACCAAACGTAGGCACTTCTGCGCCATTTTTGACTGTACCGGAAATGTACTGAAGGATGTTCTGACGAGTTGGGTTTACCGAACCAGCGGCATACTGCTTCGATTTCCACCAAGTATAGGTAGAACGATCAATATTGCCGTAAGTACCGGAATCAGACACCGCAGCAGGTAAACCTGTGAACTGCTGAGTGTTTGTCGTGTTGTTGTACAGAGATGTTGCCATCGCATCCATCATCACGTTAGTCGCGTCATTCATACGCGCTTCGATCAAAGGAATAACGGCTGCATCTTGCTGAACTGCGCCTTCCATACCGAGGAACGGTACTGGTGCAATCATCAGCTTCAGGTTGAATTCAGCATTGTAAGCACCCTGCTGGACAGAAGGCTGAGCGAACGAGCCGCTGTAGTCTGACCATTGAGCGTTTACGAACTGAGAACCCTGAACAGGTACAGTTACAGAGGAAACACCACCAGAAGCAGACTGACTGTTAGCAATCAGTGCCGCCATGAGCGGTGTCGAATTATAAAGTTGTACTACCAGCTTCGGGATAAATGCCCTACGGGTAACGTAGGTCAACTCAGTAAACTGAGTGGAACCCGAAGCCGGAAGAATGCCGCCACCAATAGGCATAATCTATCTCCGATCTAAAAAAATCCCCTACTTTAATTACAACCCTAATGGTTTAGGATTGCGCCGTAACTCAGATAGTGCTTTTGCTGCCTCATTACGCGCACCTTGAACCGGATTCTTCCAGTACGATGACAAGTCAAACTTGCCAATCGCAGACGGATTATATCCAGTTGGTGTTGGTGCAGCGGATTGATTCATGTATTTCCAGTAATCAGCAGCAACTTCGTGGTTAGTAATGCCTTTTTCTAGCATCATTTTCTCCACTTCCTCAACCTGTTCGTCATTCTCGACCAAGCCTTTTTCTTTCAGCTTACTGCGGCGCTTGTTCAATTCCTCCATTGCATCTCTTTGCTGGAGTTTTGCTTCAAGGTGAGCAACTCGATCATTTGCTTTCTGAACAGCGTAATTGGTTGAGTCTTCAATTTCGAGTTCAGGAATCGGCATATCCGGTTTGGCTTCTTTCGTTAGACGTAAGAAAGCTTTGCGGGTTTTTGGATTCTCAGCAAGCTGACGAGCCAAAAGAGCCAGTTCATCACGGGCTTCGTAGCTTAGGTCTTCAAGTGACATAGGTTATCCCCTTAAATAAACAATAAAAAAGCGCATCAGATAATGCGCTTGCCGCCCGGCTTTTCAACCGTCATGCGATTTTTAGTACCTGTTGCAGTGGCATTTTTCAATCCACCCATTTGCGAGAAGCGAGGTGTATTGACGATTTGACCATTCTGCTGAGTGTTGTCAGTTGGGTTGCGAGGTGCAGCAGCACCACGGGGTTTAAACAAATCCATAGTGATTTCTCCAAAAATTACGACATCATGCCGGGAACTGCTGGCGCAGCAGCCATTGCTTTGCCCTCAGGTGTAGCACCCCCTGCTTGCGGCAAGGTTTGCAACATTTGTAAAATTTCAGACTTCTTAAGTTCTTCCATACCGTCAGAGCTTTTGCCTGTCAGGTCGGATAATACTTTAATTGCTGAAATAACTTTTTTGCCTTCTTCTGAGTCAGAGCCGATAGCTGGCAGTGCGCGTTTAATCAAATCCATTGCCAACCCAAGATTAACCATTGCTCCTTCTTTTGAACCCATTTTTGGTTCTGGAGTGGACATGGGTGCTGCCATTGGGGATGCGGATTCTTCGGTTTCGACTTCTTCTTGTTCGCCTTCTTCCATTTCTGGAGCTTCAGCAGCGGGTTTTGATCCTTTTTGCTGCTCCATAAGGCGCATAATTTCTTCAGATGAGACAGCCATAATAACTCCGTGTGAAATTTGGCAATAGAAATAAACAAATTAGAAAGCTTTGTCAAGTTTTATTATCGTTTCATGCGCCCATAAGAGCCTCTATTTGGGCTTCGCTCTTGATATGTGCCCAAACGCTGTACACGATATTCTAAATTTGGGCCTTTTTCTTCCTGCCTTAATCCTTCAGAGGTAACTCTAGGCTGATCCGCTTTTGATGTGGTTTCTACGCCATTTGGGTTCATGCTACCTCCTGTAAATTGGGTGGAGAGCTAGGTTTAGGCTGCTGTTGTTTTTGTTGCTGTTGCAACATAGCCATTTCTTCCTGTTTCGCCTTGTTTGTTGCCAGTTTTTCTTTCAACAATTGCTTCATTGGCGGTTCTAGCAAGTCTAGCAGACCTTCTTGGTCAATAGCACCTGCTTGATGCAGACTAAACGCCAGATTACGTAAGTCTTCAGTAAAGATTGGGCTATTGCTATGGGCATCTACCTTAACGATAAAGTCATCAGTAAACTGCTCTGGAATAAAATCATTGCCATCATCGTCTTTAAGCATGATTGGCTGATATTTTTGGATGCACTTCAAGTAAAGCGTTGCTACTTTCTCAAGAGCGTCCTCAATAATCAATGCGCGTTTCTTTGCTCTGGAGCTACCAAGCCTTGAGAGTGATTCTGCATGAGATTTAGAGCGAACTCCTGCTTCACCGCGACCAGCCAACACGGGAGTAATACCGCTTGCTTCTGCAAACATTGAGTCCACTTCTCTGATGACTTCAAAGAGATCGTTTGGAATGTTAGGCGCAAGACGTTCGACCTTTGCACTTGGCATATCACTAGCAAGCAGACCGCCAGCGCGATTAAGGGCAAAATTCTTTTCATCCAAAATACCGTTGAAACCCATCAATGCAGTAGGGGGAGACACTTGCTTAGAAAGCAAATCAAGAATCTCACTCATGCGCTTGTTACGTAGTTCTTGCAAGAATACCAATCGCTGAACTTCACTCTGTCCCCAATAATAATCGTACTGAGGATTAGGGCAGAACTGCACAAAAGGCAACTCGCCTTTCAAGAACATTTTTTCACCCGGACGGTCGTAAATAATAACGTCTGGATCAGCAATAGTGACGCACTGGTAGTCACCAATCTCGTCATTAAAGGCCCATAGTTCGTGCATCTCAACGGTGTCTTCAGCAACCCTAGCTTTGTAGCGATTCATGCCAGACAAGTCTAGGTTGACGTTACCCTGCATTGTTGGATCAGATTGATTCATGATGATCCGGTCAATACCTTCGGGAACATCGCTAGTCTGTTCGTGGAATGAGGTAGTTACGCGCTTTAAAATGCTATCGCGTTTAGGGTGTGCGTACAGTCTGGAATACAAGTCAGACTTTGTGATGTAGTAGGTGTGGACTAATGCTTCTTGTCTGTCTGTGTATGGCGTATCTTCACGCAACACACCAATTGCACCCGGATCAACCATGTAAGGATTTAGGCTTCCACCGGGGCCAATGATTAACTTGGTATAGGAGGTGTTGTAGCACAGCGACCAGAGCAAAGCGTTAGAGCAAACTTGATCTGTATTTGAGCGCAGCCAATCATCATTAAGAAGCCGTTGCATGGAGCGAATTTTTCTTTGTTCGCCAGCTTGCACAGCAGCACCTAAATCAATTGAGAAGCGTGTTGTCTCAGCAGAATATAAAAAGCTGCTTAGCTGATCTATGTGCGGATAAATCTTATTGAAAATAGCTGGTGCATCTTCCGGCGCAGAACCAAAAAGAAAGTAAGAGCGCAACGCAGCGTAGTCGGATTTGCGTTCTTCTCTGGAAACTAAGCACTTGCCTATGAGATCAAGATAGAACTGTTCTCTTTGTAGAGGCTCTGACGGAATTCTCATTTTTTATCCAATGATAAATTGTCTTGGTCTGCCATATAACTCGCCGGACGGGGTGGTGTCAAGTTTCCAACTTGATTTGGCATGATGCCAACTTGCTCACCAGCCACAGAAGGAAACATATTTCCTCTCAACAAGTTACCCATCTCGAGTTTACCACCAGCGCCACCCCATATAGCAGCGTCTCCTGCGCGTGGTTCGCGTGGAGGTTCAGGCACACCCTTCGGGTTTGGCTTGTTATTGCGTGAATAATACCCTGCCTGACTGTCACCTTCCCTTGCAGACTTGATATTTGTCATGTTGAAGTCGAGCGCAAGCTGGTTTAGTGTCTTGTCGTTGTGTTTTGTGGTGTCAGACTTCATTCCTACTGGCTGTAAGAACACCATTTGGACGTTTTCAGTACATCCATCCGGGCAAACTGGCTCCCAAGCCTCAAAAAACCCATGTAAATCGCATTTATAATCGTGCATAACGCTCATATCTATCTCCCCTTAATTTGCTCATCTAAACGATAATCTGAGTAATCTAACCTGTTTTTTAGCCCTAATTTGAGCTTAATCCCACCATTTTCTACCTGCAAACCGTACCCACGGACAATAACGGGCTTTGGTTTCTTCCTCCATTCGATCCATTTCTGCCCAAATCGAATCATTACTGCTACTTCTCCGTTTTTCCACGCTAAATACGCCTTGGAAACCCGTCTTTGCACCAATTCCGTCATGTGAGTTCTGTCATAGAAGAACATATCGTCCATTCTTGCCTTATCTACGCCAGATAACTCGTAAAACAGGCGCATAGGGATGCCGCGCTTCTTGTCTGCGCGAAATCGCTTCATGATTTGCTTTAATTCCTCTTTAGGAATGATGTAATCGTCATGGCTGTCCATAAACTCCTATCCTTTTCAGGTAGTCAGATACCGTTCTTCCTACAACGATCTGTTCTGGCGTACTGTCTTCCTGCGTTCTGCTGACATTCCTTGTGATTTTCTGTGCAATCAAGCGAGGCTGAAGCTGTTCAGCAAAGGCAGCGCAAGCCAAAGCAGTTGCCATCACCCGATCATCCTTGTTTCTGCCTGATGCCAG